GGTTCAACTTCTTCGACTTTTTCTTCGACTTTTTCTTCGACTTTTTCTTCGACTTTTTCTTCAACAGGCTCAGACTCAGCTGCTTGAAGTAGAGCTTGCTCTATCGTGACGTTCTGTGGAGTGTCAGGTTCAGGTTCAGACTCGGGCTCTTCAGGTTTTTCCTCATGATCTGAGTAAAGGGCATCTAGCATAGAGTTACCGGTGCCAGGTTCATACTCATTAGGTTGTGGGCCCTCTACTGTTTCGGCTTCGATTTTTTCAGAGGGGACTTCTGTTTCAGGAGATGATTCTTCCATAATTTATGATGTTTGTGGTTGAGCTTGTTGCGGTTGAGCTGGAGGCTCACCGGGTTGAAGTTGTCCGCTGCTGGCAGCTTGTTCAGGAGTTCCTTTTATGGCACCTGATTTTTGTAAATCTTGGACTAGTGACATTAGGAACTTCTCTATTTGATCTAGTCTGGCTGCATTTTGTTCAGAAGGCATTGCTTCCTCTTCGCCGTCTTCGACTTGTAGGAGTACGTCAAACCCAGTTCCAGAGTTTCTAAATATTTCATTTATCATGGCGAAGAGCCTCTCTTTGCCCACGGCTTGTGCGAGCTCTGGTACTTGTAAAAGCTGCCCTAATAATGCTGTTAAAGTCTGGGCCACTTGAGTGTTTGAGCTCCTCTCGGCTCCGTCCCTAGAACTGAATACGTAGTCGTGAACTAAAGCTTCTACAGACCCTACCACTGTTCGGTAGTCAGGCTTAGATTCAGAAGTACTACTAGTTGCAGGCTCTCCGAAGCCAGCTTCTTCTAAAGTTTTCTTAGTGTACCTTTTGAGTACTGGTACTCGGATTTCTTCAGTGCTGTTACCTACTAAAGATTCGTATATTAACTTCTTAGCCCCTCCGCGGAGTTCATCAATGCCTTCAGATATGAACTGGTATATAGTGTTAGTGGTGTTAGCTAACTCTTGCACTTCGGTAGCCGTTGACTCTGATTTTAAAGGCTGCCCAAGTTCTGTAGGAGACAATATTAAAAGTCTCTCTACTATCTGTAACAAGTTAACCATAGCTTTAAGAGACTCGTTAACCTTCTCAGACATATTCAACTGTACTACATTTACTACGTTTTTAGTGTCCAAACCTAAGTCTGCAGCTTTCCGAGCAGAATACATCACTGCTTTAGGTTCTTCGTAGTAGTTGCGGCCTTTCATAGCCTCTTTCATGTACTCCCGCATTTCTTCAGATAAAACGTCTTGGTTTATCATCCACAACTGAGTTAACCCGGCTTTCATGGTTAAAAGCATTTGGGAGAGTATGTTGGTCATCTGATCCTGGAAAGGCATCAGTTCATGAGCCATTGAAACATTCACCAACCGGTCGTCCTTTTGATTGATGCCCCCGTATATAGCTGGTAGTGAAGGTAGGAATTCCCCGAAAACGACTGTATCGTCACTGGCAATTACAAGCCTAAGCCAGCAATCACCTGGGTAGTCTCCAAGACCATCGCGTTTAGGGTTAACCTTGCGGAAATACTGAGTAAGAAAAACGGCGTCATCTTTTTGGTCTCTTGTGTAAGTGCCTGGGGAAGTGCCTACGTTGGCAGTTCGGTCGTTCATTAGAGGCATTTCAGCCCCGTCATCAACTTTGGCAGAGGGGAAGTCAATGTTTATATGACTGTAGTAATAGCTAAACAGAGTTCTGTAAGCTGAGAAATGTCTTATTAAGCTGTCAGAGTATTTGATAGCCTCCCTGTTCCAGTAGGCGGGGTCTTCATCTATATCTCTGTACCTTACAACGTCCCAAAAACCTATCCAGTCGGGGCCATTGTCTGTATTTACCTGAGCTAACGGGCTTGATATATCATAGAAAGTCCTAGTTGGGTGCGGTGATACAAACTCCACTCCTTCCCGACTTACTCGGGTTTGTACGTTCATGCCTTCACTACCAAAAATATCTTTCTTGTCGTAATGTTCTACTTGCCTATCCCACGCAGAGGTGGGGAAACATAGAGAATAGCCGTATAAAAACATATCCCTAATGCACTGAGCAAAGAAATGGCGGTATCCGTACTGGTCAGTCATTATCTCAACTCGTTGTGATAATGCGTCTGCCCGCAGCTTATCCACGCCCGTAGTTCCCCGAGGGTCGTATTTAAAGTAAGGCCATAAGTTGGAAAACCTAGACACCTGCGCTGCAACTCTCCGGGTTATGTACGAGCGTATTAGGTTTACGGATACTTCGTAGAGGCGGGGCAAGCTTATATTTTTAACTTCCCCTTCTTCGTCATACTCGCAGAAATCTTCTGCACACCCTATGTCACCCAGCTGCTCGGAGCAGGACTTCATGTCTAACTTATCCTGAGCGTATAGTAAAAGAGGTATAGTGCCCTTATTTATAGGAGCTGAGTCCCAAGCTAAATCTACCGAATGGTACATTCGAGAGTTTTTACAAGACCAGTCAATGCCTTCATGAACATGTCTCGCAATCTCTTCCTCAAACTTTTCCCTTATGTCGTAGTACGGGTGGTTTACATCTTCACAAGTGAAGACTTCTCGGAGCCTTTCGGAAGTGCAATTAAAGTGTTTTAGTATTTTTTTTGATACCATAATTGAAAAGGAGTTCTTGTGAGGCGGGGTCTGGGACAACTGACCCTACTGTGAAATTTTCTACTAAAGTAAGTAGTAAACAAACTGGGCCAGGGAACTCTCCGAGCTCTAGGCACTTGTCCATTTCGGAATGCTCAAACATAATCATACTAGCTAACTCGTCTCGAGTGACCTTTAACAAAGAACAGAGTCGGTCTACCCGTCGGGTATCCCACATCTCTTGGATACCCAAGTCTTTGTAGTGAATGTCTATCAACAACGAGTTGCTCATACAAATCATTTAATAACTTCCATCGCTGGAGATTTTTTACTCGCCTCACTAACTTCCCCTTCGAAGGTAACTCTGCCATCTACAGCTTCTACATATGCGGAAATGTGATTAGGTGAGACTTCGTTTATCTTAGCTCGGACTTTCATAGTTAGGGAATCGCCGACCTTTTTACCCTTAAAAATGTCTCTCAGGTCTGCTGAATCCTCTATATTTAAATTTATTATATTTTCCATTTATCCTCCTATTGTAAACATTTCATCTCTAGTTTCTTCAGTAACAATTAATTCACCTGCACTTGTCATTTCATAGCATGACACGGCATAAGTCAAGGCGTCAAAAGGGTGCCCATGGACTGACCTCCTAGGTTTAAAAGCTAGCCGGGGGTCGTATTTATCCCGTTTAGGTTTTTCGGACTCTAGTGACATGAACATTTGCCTGAGTTTTGGGCAGTGGTAAGATATCAAAATAGCTTCTTGCTGGAGCTTCGCTTGAAGCATACGTACGCGAGCTTCTATAGAGCCTGGGAACTTAGGGGCTGGCCTAAACTTGATTTTAAAAGAGGGTTCTTCGAAAGACTCTGAAACTCGTTCTGAAATTCTTTCTACATCTAAATGGTCGTAAGTGCCCTGAGATGCCCTAAATTGATTGAAAGCTGAGTTATCAGAGCAGTGATCCCATGTAAAAATAGTTTCCATCTCCTCATTCCACCAATTCATTCGGCGTACTATCTCCGGAACTAGGACTTCGTAGGAGATCTTCCTATTGACGTAAACCATCTCGTCAAAAATAATCCACACCATTTTATCTTTTAGTTGAATTTTTTGGCAAAATATTATGGCATTGCAGACTTGCCCTAAGTCATAACCTACCACTATCGGGTAATCGGGGTTGGGCTTTATCCTAGTGTTTACATCTCCCTTGACATGAAGCTGTTCGAAAAAGAACTCTTTGAATATAGCGTCGCCTGATGGTCTATCGACCCACTCACCCTCAACCAGTCTCTTATAATCAACAGGGTCATTCGCACAGGCGTCCATGACTCGGTTATAGTAGTCTGGTGGGACATTTGCCTTGTTCTCAGAAAAAGGCACGTGGTAGCATTCATAATCTTCCCTAGTACCATCGCTCTGCAGCCCTCTTTCAAAAAATAACTCGTAGCACCAGTGCGAGGGGCCTTCTGGGTTGCAGGAAGCGCAGTATTGCTGAGGCACTTGGGCTCCCTTCTTACGACCTAACTGTTGAACTAGTGCGTCGTAATAAGCAGGCCCTTCCATTGAAGTTATCTCATCTACGTAAACCATCGAGGGCTCGATACCCTTAACTCGTGGTGCAACTTGCTCTTCGTGCGGTAATGACATTAAAAATATCTTACTCCAACCCCCGTGTCGGTTTTCTATGAAAACATATCGGCATCTCATCTCATCCATTTTCTCTTCCGAGATAGTCAGCCCGATACCCCTTTCCCATTGGGGTAAAACGTCATATATTAAGTTAGTCCACACACCTCCGTTAGTTGCCATAGACCTGACTTTTACAACGATCATAACTAGGCCGTTGAAACTTTCGTAAGCGTGTCTTACTATTTTATGGAGAAACCCTACGGACTTACCTGACGCACGTTCCCCATAAGCAAATAAGTTTTTGACATTAGAATCGAATATTTTCTGCTGAGTTGAGTTCAGCGAAGGGGCCCAGTCCACAGCTTCAGCTGCGGATTCCACGTCTTCTTCAGCGCTTAGTAAGCTACTAAGGCCACTGAGAGCCTCTTCGTGATCTATTTTTAGCTTCTTTCCCAAAACCTAATTCCCAAAAATCAGGGGGTTGCATTCCCCGCCTCTGCCAAAATTCTGCGTACTTTTGATTGAAGTACTTTTTAAACCTATCCGAAGTGATGGGCGCGTTCGCATCGGGGTGTAATTCACTTTGCCTCGTTCCCGGGTAAAGGCTTAAATCCTGGTTTTTGTGAACTTGAGGATCCATCAGATAATAGCTTGGTCATGGCCACTGTTCCGCTCAATATGTTGGTGTAACCTTTGAACATCTGGTCTACGCAGGAATTGTACATTCTTTGCCATGCAAGCTTATCCTTTGGACTAACTGAGGGATTTTGCAAGTAGTTTTTATCAATATGTTCAGCTTTTTCAAAAAGAGATACTGTAGAGAAGGTTACCATACGCTGTGCTATGTCCAAAGACCCCACTAAAAACTTACCTGCTGACTTCTCAAAACTCCCTAACCCTTTAAGTTTATCTATGGTGCTTTTTGATATTCCGTTTTTCTCTAGTCCATCTGCTATTATACTAAGATTATTTATCATAACAGCGGTCATTTGATCTCCCTTCGGTAAGTCTTCTGCGACCTCCCTAGTGAGTTGTTCCAACTCACTAGGCGCGTCCAACGAAGCTTGTGAAGAGAACAGGGCTCGTAACTTACTGTCCTTGAGAATCCAATCCCGCAAAGTAGTCGGAGCTACCCCCAACTTCTTGGCGGATACCTCTAAATCACAGCCGTACTCATTAAGTACTGATATTATCTTCTCTCGACTTAACTTCGATTCTTTCGGAGGAGATTTCTCTGTACTTGAGGGCTTTGTAGTTTTGGATTGCTTTTTCAAAGTGTTGTATTTCCTTGTCTATTTTCTTAAATTTTTTCGAATAATAACTTATGTCATCCCGAGCGTCATTATATACCTTTTTCTTGTTAGTGTTAATCTCTTTTACAAAAGCCGCTCTTTCATCTCTTATAGCGACATATGCAGCGTGAGCTTTTTCTAACTTACGATCAAAAGACTGTAATTGTCTGTTAAGCTTTTGGTAATCAGAGACATTAGTTCCAGCTTTCTTTAACTTTAACCTAACTTCCGTCCGCTCGGAATTCAACATCTTTAACTGTTTCTGGAGAGATACAAACTCTTTATCCTTTTCTAAGTGTTCTTCGAAATCGTCCTTTTTTAAAATCCGTAGGTATTTCATAATTGTTTTCAGTATATATTTCCCAAGCTTTGTTAAGGAACTCTCTGTATTTATCTTCACCGATATATTCTCGGATAATCGCTTGTTTAATTCTATGGACTCTTCCAGTATCTTTTCTGGATCTGATTCTTCCAGGATGATGAATCCCCCCTGTGGCCTCGAAACTCGCATGCTTTAGATCCTCATCGTACGGTTGCGTGCGTTTGCGAATGCGGTCTAGCCTCCGCTTGTCTTCTGCTACCTGATCGGGCGTCATGTTGGCGCGCCGAGCTATGGTCTCCCTCTTCTTTTTTTCGGTTTCCCTCATTGAAATACTTTAATATTAACGGTTTAAACACGCTACCCCACCAAGGGCTTTTTTTAAGGTATGTGAACTTAGGGCCGCCTCTTTGGTTTTTATAAGCATTAAGCCTATTCCTATCCATGGCGTTCTCCGGGTCAAAATCACAAGCTGAGCAAAATCTCCTCATTTCCCCCACAGTGACCTCATCCCAAGTAGCCCTGTCGTATATTTCTACAACACGTTCTAGGGGTATTTGGGACAGAATAGCTAAGTCGGAGTCCGACATAGCCTGTATTTGCTTAGACCCTATACGGCGCCTTGCTACGCATCTTACTAAGTAAGGTGGGAATTGATCAACTAGTTGCCAAGTTTTCTTCACTCCCTTTTTAAAAACAACTTTATGAGAAAAAGTCAAGGTCAGAATCTAAGATAGCGTTTAAGTTGTCTATCTTTTTTTCTACTTTATTCCGTATGTTCTCCTCAATAGTGCCGGCTGCTACTAATATTTTCTGAACAGCTGGGGAAACTGAGCTTGCCCTATTTATCCTTCCCAAAGCTTGGACGAGATCGACTGCACTGTATGAAGGTGATATTAGAGCTACCCGAGGTTTGTTGTTCACGTCGTGAAGGGAAACTCCTACACCTCCGCATTGTATTTGGCAAATAATAACAGGTTCTGAATTTGATTGGAATAGATCTATGTTCCAAGCTCGCTCGTCATCAGTCTGATCCCCTGTTAGTAAACAGGGTGTGTTTAGCTTTACGGCTAATTGGTGAATACTTTCCTTGAAATTCAAAAACACTGCGATGGAATTTCCAGCTTGTCTGTAGTCTTCGGCGAGCTCAGCTATAGCAGGTATTTTCATTAACTCAACTGTCTGCCTTGCCCTCAACTGGTCTACGATAGGTAATGGGGCGTCGTCTTTTCTAATAGAGTTAAGGTTTTCTAAAGCTTTGTCTATTTCAGAGTTACGCCCTGTTTGTATAGACATTACTGAAACTTGGTTCTTAGGGAAACCTGGGATGTCACAAGGCAGCTCGCGGTGCCCGCGTGCGGGGAACAGTGCTTCGTTTAACTTATCTAAATGCTCCTTGCCGCCTCGGAACTCAAAACCAAACGTACCTCTCCTGACTCCGTGTCTATGTAGCCAATGGAAGAAATCAGAAGAGCCGTCGTGTAAACCTAAAACCATTCCGACTGCGTACATATCTAGCGGAGTCGTAGCGATCGTGGCAGACATCATTAATACTCTGAAGTTATATCTACAAGTGGCAACTAGTACTTTAGCATTTTGAGTTTTCCAGTTCTTGCATCTGTGGACTTCATCCCATATGAGCAAACATTTGTCGGGCAATGTCCACTGGTACTTTCTGTTTTTTACGGCCCACTTACCATACTTAAACTTCTTAGACTTAAGCATTTCTGGGTTAGTTATAAAAATAGTATTGACCCCGCAAGCTTCTGCAGTCCTCTCCCAGTCGGGTATTATAGTTTTAGGGCAAACTATAGCAACTGGGTAGCCTAGTTTTTTAGCTACTTTGCAGGCTACTACTGTTTTGCCGTACCCTACTCCCGAAGCTTCGAGAGCTACCCTGTTCTCGAACAGGATATTGTACAGCTCTTTATACCCGCGTTTCTGGAACTTAAACAGCTTCATCGGGATTAACTAACTTCCACCCCCGTACAGTAGAGCTCCTAGGCAGTTTCATGACATGTTCCGGCATTGATCTAGCTAGCATGCCTAGCAAACGGCCCATCTTGCGATTGCCTTTTATATCTAAAACTTCAAATTCCGTACCCGCGGTAGCTTTAAGCTTTGAGAATATTTCGGAAGAAGTTCCAACGCACTCCCCTACCGTAGTGAACACTGTTTGAGTTTCGCCTTTAACTACCCTAGTTTTAGAATTGCCATCTCGGAACCCGAACTTCTTTATCACAGACCACAGTGCGGTATGCTCTTCGTTGTCTTGTATTTCAAACTCGGCTTCAGAGTTAATGTAACTCGACTGACCGAAGCGAATACAGGGGCTCTTTATCTTAAACGTGTCGAGAAAATGCCCAAATGCGTACATTTCGTCTTCGATACGTCGATCCAATCGATCTTGGTCTTCGTCAGAATCATTTTTCAAATTTCCGGAAAAAACAATGGGATTGCTCTTTACTATTATGAGCTTGTCTCTGGTTTCTTCCAAAGAAGGCAAGCACCTCATACTGTTGTCGGTATTGTTTACTAAAAACACAACTCTATTGTATAACCTAGATGAGGTAAAAGAAACAGCTTTTTCATACTTATCGTGGTATTGGAAACCCTTGCCCGCTATTGCGTTTTTAATGTTCTCACTTAAAGTCAGCCTTTGGTCTAAATCCATAGCCCCTCCCCTGTCGTCAACTAACCACATCTCGTTACCTACTAAATCTCCGTTATTTTCAGTTTTGCCTGATAAATAAGGCAACGGGTTGAAGCAAGTGCGCCCTATCATAGGAGCCATTATAGAGGAAGCAAAAAAAGTCTTACCATCATTTGGCTCACCTTTGATTATAAAAGCTTGGCCGGGGCGGAATCTTTGATTTGCCAGTGACTTCCGCAGCGCTTCTCTGCAATATTTAAGATATCCGAAAGTAGTCTCAAGCTGCCCAGGATGTGAGTTTAAAAGTTGTTCACATATCTCACGTATGGTGTCCCACTTACCCTTCTTTCCTTCTACAAACTTAGGTTCGCTGTCCACCAATACTCGAGTGTCCAATACTTGATATAAACCTTTCTGCTTACCTGATATGGAAATTTTGCCGTTTATTACATTGCTAAGCCTTATCTGACGAAGCATCTGCCTGCCTATTCCGGGTTTTGATTTAGTCCCAGGTGGCATGCCGTGGTCAAAGAGGAGGTTTTCTAAAACTTGATCTCCAGTTACTTTCAAAACTTGGGTGATCCCCGACGGATCTGTGAACAAGTTGTAGATACCTCCGTTTTGGTGTACGAAGTACTCAGCTAGTATCTGAGCTTTTTTAGCAGCTATCTTAGATTTGGCTGCCTTCTGCTGAATGGGTTTTACGTTAACCATGGATAGCCCTCCCTATTGGATTAGGGTTAACATATAAAAGCTCTTGATCTGAATTTTTAGAAACACGACGACAAAAAGGCAAACGCGTTAATCGCACAGATGTCAAGGAATTTGGGTCGGCGCCGCTCATTACTAACGGTTCATGTAAGTTGGCTGCTACGGATTCAAACTCCTTCTCTGTCTGAGTTCCTAGGTCTACTAAAGCGTGTACGCTCTTACCTCCTGAGGTTACTATAGATTTAATAGGCAGCTCTAGAGTGAGTAAATATCTCAACCAATTATCATTAATTCCGGGGTATTCTTTTTCCGAGTGGTCACACTCTAGTACCAAGTACCTAAACTGGGTTACACAAGCTTTGCTTCGGAAAGAACCCTCAACTGGTTTGCCTTTAACTGGGTTATTTAAAAAGAACACTCCATCGGGGCCCTCTAAAAAGTCCTCAAAAAGGGTCTTAGCTTGGGGCCAAAAAAGGTCTCTTTTCGCCCTCGTGTCCCTTAAAACACAAGCTGTAGATCTACCAAATATCATCTCTAGGAACTCCGCGGAGTTATGACACTCTTCAGTAGCTTCCTCTAAAACTTCGTACGGATTTACGTACGCGTCAACCTGACCAACTAGGCAGTCATAGTCGAACTGAGTGTCAGGCCTTCTCCTTCGGATAAGAGCTTTCTTAGCTTCGTCATCTAGCTCTAGGTAACCTTTAGCCCTCTCGATATGTCTCTCAGTTTCCTCCTTAAGCTTAGCTGGGTCTTCTCTTTTAGATAGATGTTTTATTATGTCTTTTGAATCTTCTTCGGTGACTCCAGCTGACAAAAGCTGTATTACCGTTCTATAGTTCCATGAGTTCACACCCCCTCCATCATCAGGGCAGTCCTCTATTAAACCTTGGGATATTAATTCACCACAAACCTCTTCAATCATTTTGTATATCTTTCCATGACAGCTCCCTCGCAATCTAAAGGGAGTCCGGGGAGCCATTCTGGAACAACCTTCATTAATTTTTCTATGGTAGCCAGCTCTGAGCTGTCATCTACCTCGACCACAATTTCGTCATGCACGTGCATGACAACCTTAAAACCGCTGTCCTCTACTCGAAGTATGCAATCCCTAAGCACGTCTCGTGCGCAAGCTTGTACTAAGTTTTCAGCTAACTTTCCGCCATAAAACTTGTACTTATTGCCGTTCATAGAAGTAGACGACTTATATTCATACCCAAAACGCTTCCCCTCTTCTCTGACCACCCCATAATAGGTTAGGCAACGGCTTGAGGGTAACTCCACCTCGTAAGTATCATGTAATGACCTTTTGTAAGAGTCGTTAAGTTGAGACCATAGCCTAGTAATTTTGGGATTGGATTCCCGATAATCACGGACACATTGCTCAGCTTCGGCTAATGTTATCTTTAAGCCAGCTAATATACGGGCTACATCTACAAACTTAGCAGCCCCGCATCCAAAACCTAGTCCCAACAGTCTAGCTTTAGCTAGTTGGTACAGATCAGGATCCTCTTTCTTCAAAGGGCCCCCTTTCCACCCCATCGTCAACTCTGCATGTGCTTGGTAGGGAGACTTCTTCTCACATTCTTGTAGAAAAGCTTCGTCGTTAGCTAAGTAGAATATGACCCGGCACTCTATTTGTGCAAAATCAACTACTGCGAACTTCTTGCCCGGTGCTGGTATTATTAAACTCCGAATATCTACAGTAGTGCGACCTACTTTAATAGCATCCCTGTGAATGTTCTGCATATTTAGCCCACCAGACCCACTCCATCGTCCGGTGTGTGCTCCGAAATAGAAGAGTCCGTACTCCATTCGGCCGTGCTCATCAGTCCTTTTTATGATAGTTTGGACTGTTTTTAGCAGTTTATTCAACCTTCTGAACAGCTGCACTGCCTTTACAAACGGTGCTTTATCTCCGTAATCCTCAAACCACTTCTCAAACTTAGGGTCTTTGGCGTTAGTCGTCTTAGGCTTAGGTATTCCATAGTCCGAACAGTACTTAGCTATCTGCTTAGGGGAGGTTGGCGGGTATGGTACGCCTTTCGGGTTACATTTTCCTACCCAAGGGATGTCTTTCCCAGTCCTCTCTATCTGCTTTATTAAAGCTTTCTCATACTTTACGGCTCTGTCTATATCAATATAAACACCCCTCTCGCACATCCTCAACGTGTGCAGGGATATAGCCATCTCTTCAGCTGGCCATAGTTTTTTATACTTCATCCAAATATCATAACAAAGCTCGGAGTCAGTCATGGCGTAGTCTTTCCAAGCCTGCTTTTCTTCATCGGGCAAGGTTGAGTACCTTACTCCGCGCATCGAATCTCTAACTTCTTTAGAAAGAGATATTCCCAGTAAATTAGCTGATGCTGCCTTTAGCGACCTTCCGGCGCATAGGAACACAGATAAGTGAGAGGCGTCATGCCACTCAGGTGGGTAGTGAGAAACTTTACCTAACTCAATTAAACGTCGGTGTACTGTAGAATCAAAGTTCGTATTCCAAGAAACCCATATACAATCGCTGATAGAGTCCCAATCAAATTGATCAGGCTCTACACAAACAGATACGGGGTTTCCGGAGTTGTCTAATCCATGTACTGAAACTATAGGAGCTTCAAAACGAGGGTCTAGCGTGTAAGCTCTTGGCCCCAATTCACCAACCGAATAATCACTGTCGTAGTAAGTTTCATAGTCAATAGCTACAAAATTCACAGTAATAAGTGCCCCGAAGCCCCCCTAAGGGGGACTCCAGAGCTATGGTGGATGGTGAAATTATATTATGCACTGAGACTCAAGAAATTCCAAGAAATCTTCGTCGTGGCGACCCATTGACCTAACAATAGGAACGAACCACGACATCGCCTTGGAAGACCGGAGTTCAGAAGTTAAGGCCCATTTTCCTTTGTGGACTCCATCTTTCAGATGACCTGCCATCATAGCAGTTGCTACAGTCCGACCCACAGTTCCAAAAGCGGAAGATTGGCAAATCCAAGCTGCTCGGACGTAACCGTTACCTTCCTTATCTTTGAAAACTGCGTGAGCTTCTTCTACCGGGAGGAGAACTACTAACTCTGCAGCTTCCTTCACCTTCATCTCAGCATTGTAATCGAGAGAATATCCTTCTGCAAGGAACTCTTCACGAGTGTTGAAACGCTTGGGGCGAATATCTGGATCATAGTCGATGTCTTCGACAAAGTACTTATCAGCTCTGAGTACAGTGATCTCAATAGGCTCTTTGCCATCTGCTATCACCAACTCCTTGTTGAATACGAACCCACCTGGGGAGAACTCATTACTGAGGTTTCCTGATTTCTGAACTAGAGAGACGTAGGGGATTCGGATGTCTGCAACATCCCATCCACTGCCACCAGCACCATTATAACTAGCGAGGTCTCCGCCGCTAGAGGTGACCACTTCCGTAGTCGCTTTTTCTTCTTCAGCCGAATCGGCTTTCTTTTTGAACGTTGTTTTTGCCATAGTATTTTAGTATTTTAGTATTTTAGTTAGTCTTTTTGAGGCTTCGTACCTCGTTACCGTGAGCTAGAACCCCTTTGGATTCTAAATCAGCTAGTAAAGTTGATTTTGCTAGACCTTTTTGACCTCGGTCTACATGAGATGCCACTTTGTCCCTTAACTTGGAAACGCTGACAGTTGCGCACTCTAGTAGCTCTTCAACTGTCAATAAGTCTTTTACTTCTTCGTAAAGAGCTGCGGTATCAGGTATTGTGGGACGACCTGACCTTACTACTAAGTCAAACCCGGGGATTTCTACCCCATCTTCTACCCTAGTATCTATTGCAGCTTCTTTTACGTCTTTTATCCACCTCTCAACAACTGGTACAGCGGAGAGAGCTGCCGACAGGTACTCCGGATCCACTAAGTCAGGGTCTCGAGAAACTAAGGGCTCGTCTAACACTGCATTTAAAGTAGTATTAAAAGCTGGGCATCCGAGTTTTCGAGAGCACCACACACAGTTAGTGGCGGTGGGGACTAATAGTTTCTCGTCTTTGCCAGCATCCCACTGCTTGACCCTGTCTACAATAACTTGGATCCGGAGTAACAGTTCGTCTAGTTTGTTTCTGGTAAATTTGTGGGAAGTTATATAACCTAGTCTAGGCTGTAAAAAATGGACAGTCGCCTCCTCTAGGTGACCCCACTTATGGAAAGCTCCTGCTACGTAAGCGATTCCCTGTAAGTTGAACTCAGCATCTTTAACAGGATGCCACCCGAACTTATAATCAACTACGTGTGCGTGGTTACCCTGTATTAGTATAAGGTCGCAGTAGCCCCAGATCTCCTCAGTTACGTTTAAGCACGCTTCTTTATGAGTGTCTCCTGTGCCGAGACCGTCTACGTAATCTTGGCACATCGAAACTAACTCAGTAAGTTCGGGATTTAGCCCCGACCAATCGCCGCCATCTAAAGCTTCGTGGCAGTCTATACCTTCCTTAGTTACTGGGTGCAGTTCTTTACTCTGCTTTGACTCATAACCGGGGCACCCTTCAAAACTCGTAAGCTTGCTGGGGCTTATACGACTGTGACCCCTCTCGGAGTGGTCTACTGCTACTACTTTAAGTTTTTTCGGCATCACATATAAAACAGGGGCCATGGCCGGTTTCGGGGCACGAGTGGTCAGGTTTGCACACCGAAACACAGCCAGGGCCTGTCATGGAACAAAAGATGACGATCGCTAGGCCTACCCCAAAAAACCTAGCGACCGGCTTGTATTTACTACATGCAAATAAATTCATTCCCCTACAAAAGACAACAAATGAAAGCTTTGCAAGAAAAAAATTGACTTTTGTTAAAAAACTTTTAGATTTTGTTGTATGTCTAAGATAGCCAAGGGGAAAGTAGTAGGGGTTAGGGTTGACGAAACTCAGCAAAAAGAACTACAGAAGTTAGCTGAGAAAGCCCAAGTATCTCAATCTACTCTTATTAGAGTCGCTCTCAGGAGGTTTTTCAGAGAAATGGAAAACTCCGAGCATCCTGAAGAAGAGATAGTCAAATGATTATCGCTATTGACCCCGGAGTCGCTGGGGGGATCGCTTGGAAGAAGGAATGGGACTCTCCGGGCGCTGCTAAATGGACTTCTATAGGCGACATGAGGTCTTTATTGAGAGGTTTACTCAGCGAGATCCCAGCTAGTGAAAGTATAACTGCTTATTTAGAACACGTAACTGCTTCGCCTATAATGGGTAAAAAAGCATGCTTTACTTTTGGACACAACTTTGGGCAGTGGGAAACCTTACTGTATTGCTTGGACATTAAAACCGTGCTTATAAAACCGCAGAGTTGGCAAAGGCTTATCCCCAACCTGTCTGGTAAAACAGGCAGTGCTAGGAAGAAAGCATTAAAATCACATGCTGAAAGACTTTTCCCCTCTTTTAAGGTTACGGCAGCTAACCAAGACGCTTTATTAATACTAAACTACATAACTGATGGAATATGATATAGGAGAACTCGCGCAGGAAACTGCTTCGAAAATGGATTTAACGACTCCCCAAGCAAAAATGGCCTTGGAACTGTCCCTGGAGAACGTTTTAATATTTGACAAAAAACAACAAGACTACGGGTCAGGGAATATTTCAAACAACCCAATGCCGGAGTTTGGAGTTGCGATACGTGCAAATGATAAGATTCAAAGAATCATGCACCTACTATCCAAAAAAGGAACCCCCATAAACGAAGCACGGGAAGACTCATGGATGGACTTAGCAAACTACGCCCTGATAGGGTACTTAGTTGCTAAAGGACTCTGGTCAGCAGCGGATCAGTAACCGCCTCTAACTTTTCTTTTAGTCGCTTTTTTCTTCCCACGCGGTTTAAGGCACTTACCAGCTTTCTGGCAACGGGAAGGTGATTTACAGGTTTTACATTTTTTCATTAAAAGAATCTACCGGCGCCCATTCCAAAAAGAGCTGAACTCAGCTGAGGCATAATAGGTGCAGGTGCCGCGCCAGTCTGCGCTCTCGGGAAAGCCATAGCGCCCATACCCATCATAAAAGGGTTGTAGGCACTTACAAAAGGATTTTGATACATTGGGACAGCTCCAAAAGCTCCCCCAGTGCCCATATTCCCAAAAATAGAAGGCTGCACGTTACCAGTTGGCTTAGGCTTATTAGTACTAGCGCTGCTTGGATTTAAAGTAGCGGAGCCTAAATCGGGTACCATATCCTTGTTGTTATCCGTCATCTGCTGTCCAGTGAATACATTAGTAGGCTGTGACCCACCCCCACTAGTCCAGTTCTGACTCCAAGGGTTGTAATTAAAACTGTCCCTTAAAGACCCAGCGTTATTAGATAGAGCGGAACCGTCACCTGCCGGGGCACTAGGGTCGCCACCTTTGAAAGCGTCGTCCTTACCTCCGAACATTTTAGATATTATGTTACCGCCGAGCCCTAAAGCTAGCCCTTTCCCGACTCCGAGAGAAGTGGCTCCTCCTACTAAACCGCCTGCTATAATAAAAGACATTTACATAGTATAGTGACTATGGGGAGGGCATGTCAAGTCTTCCGTATCCCACAACCCAGCTAGGGTGAGAGCCCAGTCAAACGCCAAGTTAACGTCATCTGTGACATTACTACTATTTATGTCGTCATTAGTTAACACGTTGGTATCAGGAGCTTTCCGCACATCCGTGACATTAGTGACATTATTTCCCGGCATTAAACAAATGTAAATATATAATAGTTAAAACACAAATACTTTTTTTATAAATATGATGTCACTAATGTCATTACACTACCTATCTATCTGAATAAAAGGGCTTTACGTTGTGACATGAACCGGAGCCCTTCATGTCACTAATGTCATCTATACCGTCTTCCCATCCTATTTGAACTTTATCTAGTAGCATACCTCTGTCTCTAGCCCAGCACGTAGCTTCGGTACTCATTGCTTTAAACGGCATATAGCAACCACACCCCAAACCTGTAATCTCCGGATCGTGACCGCACGTCTTCTTGAAAGGGTGGTAAAGGGGGCATTTCATACAACTCTTCATACGCCGGAACCATACTCTTTTATTCACTCTGAGTTTAGATAAGTGTTTCGCTAGGTTCATCCACATACGAAGCCTATCGTTCTTTACAACCCCAATAGCCTCTTTCCACTGCCTAAGTCTTTTTCTATTTATAACGCTCATGTAGGCCACTCTACGCCCCTTTAACAGGCATGTCAGGCAAAAAAGTTTGAGATTCTTCGACTAGAGACGCCCTATATATTATATGATCAGGACGTTTGACCCCGACCCCCCTTCCCCCCCGCCCCCTTCGTGAGAGTATGAGTGATACTCTCCCACACGCCACCCTGAGCCTGTATGTATAGGCGTCGCACGCTGTGTGCGTAGCCAATCAATAAACAATAAATAAAACATCATGAGTAAATTACAATTAGCAAGTATCGCATTGAGCAAAGGTGGCAAGTCTGCCCTTAAGGCTGTTCTCGGAAAGTCTGTCATTAAATCAGTAACGGCAGGTGGCGTTGAGACTGAAACCCTCCAAGCGTTGACCTTTGCCAACATCAATTCGTTGAGGAAACGGGTCAAGGGTGAAGTAGTATTCGCTGAAGGCGTTGACCAAGACGGCATCAAGGATGCCCGAGCCGTCATGGATCAAGTATCAGCTGACTTCAACTCTAACACATCGTTAGATGTCAAGAGATCGTTCATCCTTGGAGCAGTAGCCAAAGCTATTGATGAGGGCAATTGCAACCTTGACATCAAGGGTTCAGGTGGCTCGGAGCGTCAGTTTGTTCTCAAGCTGAAGAAGAACGCAGGACTATCCGTTAAGGATCAGCTTGCCATGGCTCAAGCCGAGATTAAAACTCTCAAAGCAAAGTTGAAATAATCATGAGGAGGACAGGGCTTCGGCTCTGTCCTCCTTATTTTTTCCATGAAATTTGCCAATGACGTTACTTATCACTACCCGCATCATGATTAACATGCGTGATGCCTACTACATTTATGCCCAAGAAAAAGAAGAAAGGATCAAAGAATAAAAGAATCAAATCAGCATCATCAAATGATATCCTCAATGGTGGTGCACCTCAGTATCGTCGTCCTCAACTAGTCATGGACGGCAAGCACTCCCCAACAATCGTGGTTATTCCTAGCCACACTCCTCCCACTCAAGCTGATGTTAAATTCAAATCAGCACACAATCGTCAAGGTTTCCCAACAGGGTGACCAATAAATAAATCATATCATGAATCAAATAATACAATTACTCACACAAATACTAATGGGGGTTGAACAACTCGTTCAACGCCAAACCAAGCAAGAGCTCGTCGATGATCGTGATCGCATGATCGAGTCAGCAGTCTTCGGTGATGAAGTTATCACCGAGGATGGGATCAAAAGCCTTGAACACAAGATCTTAAATGAGCAACGCGCTAACCCCGATTGGGCAGGTCACAGTGATGCAGTCACCAAGGACAAATCGTTGTCGTCACCTCATGAGTTCATGGGATCACGCTCCAAGCAATGGTCACAACGATACAAGGGATTGCTCATGGATTTCGAGGGAGCTGAGCGTCGCATCAAAGAACTCGAACTGCAGTACGAATCAGCCATGCAGAGGGAAGAGCTACTAACCCGTGACCTCAACAAACAGATGGCAAACAACTGTTCGATCGTCAAGTCCAAGGAACACAAGGTAAATGAATTAAATGCTAAACTATGCGGTGCTAATGACACCATTGCTAAACTTCAACAAGAAGTTGATGAATACTCAGCCATGGCGGAGCAAGAGCACAACCTCTCTAGACTCCGGGCTAAGGGCATGAAGAAGCTCAAAGCCGCTTTGGTTTACATCAACGACAAGGATTTGTTCAACCTCGATGCTCACCCCGGCGAGTTCTCTGAATGAGTCCGGTCATGACATATGCCATCATAGATGGAGAATATACTTTAGTAGCAGTATGCTACACAACAACAACACATAAATAAGAAAGGGTTCATTAACATGGATCAAATCGCACAACTAATACGCTCCGCTCGCGGGGACAAGAAGATAACAGCTCAAGAGCTATCACAAATGATCATTGATCTAATGGTCACACTGAGTGACTCACATACGAGTAGCCATACCATCAAGCATTTGTTGAATGATGGCATCGAGCAAGTAGCCAAGGAGGATTTCTTGGCTAAGCATGGCACACTCACACCACAATCGTGGCAAGGTGATGCTTATCGTAAAGGTTCTTCAACTCCCTCTGCACTGCGAGGTGTATTTGTTATAGAGAATAACTAATCAGGTGAGGTGAGTACGTCCAACCCGTGCTCACTTCCGTGCGATTGCCAATGACGCTCAAATTATGAAAGAAGAATCAACTATTAATATAAACGGACAAGATGAGACGATAAGTCTCAAGAAGATAACGCTAATATACGATGGGTCGTACGGCATGAATAAGATCACACCTTCGAAGAAGGATCATGTGGTACTAGACTGCAGTACACTGACTGACATGTATCCCCAACTAACCGATGAAGCTATTGATTGGTGGATTACCTCACCCGTATTCTGCTACTTGTGGTATACAATGTGGACAGGTAATATCGCTAGCACAATCGGTAAGGCTGTGTTGGATAAACTACCAGAAACACAAGCGGAGTTCGATGACAGTGCACCCAATGTCAAGCATGTCTTTGCTCTGCTATGTGCAACCATCAATGCTCAAGCCACTGCCGTTGCAACCAAGCGCGTGCCGTACATCAAGTACCCCGAGCTTGGATTACATCCGGGAGTGCAAGCCAATTTCGCTTCGGTAACCATGATGCTATCCGGTTGTGGTGGATTACCACCATGGCTGTTGACCATGACTACCAAAGGCAAACAAACCATAAAAGAAATAATAACAAGAAAGGAAATAAGCTAATGGAAGCTATAACAAAAGGAGGCAAGCATGCCTCGAATAAAATAGTCGAGTTGAGGACACTGAACGTAAATGAGATGTTCAACTTCAACCACGACTGCGGAAGGGAGGGTTGCATTACCAACCACAACCTAAATGAAGCAATATTAAATATTGCCAATGCCAACAAACCATATCGTAAATGTCCTAACCTCTCCGGCAAGGGTGTGACAATAACGCCAATCGAGAGAGGCAGTGGAATAAGCGGGGCTATAGGTCTGAGATTCCTTGAGGATATAAAGACAGGAC